ACAACGCATAACGATCACCTCTCAAAGCAAGCCGCAATGCGGTATTACATCGACCAACATAGACTCAGGTACATCAGCGTTCTCGTACATACGACTGATGCCGTTCTCGGAGTGAGAGATTTCCCCCTCAGCACCTCGCTTATTGAGCAAGTAGGCGGCGATTTCGCACTGCAATACGCTATATCTACGAGGTACTTCCGTGACGGTATCGTCATAGGGATAAGCACGGCTGAGAATTTTCTGCCCGGCGATGGTGAGATATGAAGTCAGCACACTGTCCGACCAAGCATCGGCATCGGCAGGTTGCCCGACCATTACTCTACACAAAGCCAACTTATCTGCATCATTCATATCATTACACCTCCGCACTCAACATTTCATTTATTCCCCCTCGACATTCTCACCGGGATCGACGGGATCCTCGCCCACATCGATTACGGCGATGGCATCAATGTACTCAGCGAAAAGGGTAAGACCCATAAGTGCGTAGCACTCGGAGGATGCAGTACCGTAGTTACCCTGAGTATGGAAACCGATAAGGCGAGTTTCTCCGGCAGTTCTGTAGGAAAGACCTGCACGAGCGAAATCGCTGTCGGAGGGGTCTACATAGTAGAGGGCGATGTTCTCAACGCAGGTAGCGATGACACGACCTCTTGCCACTTCCTCATCGGAGAGCAGGAAGATGGTTTCGTAGCCCATAAAATTCTTGATGTACTGAAAACCGAAAGCGGACTGAATGGTGATGTCCTTGTCACCAAGCCAATCGTACAGATCGAGTACATTCACGAAACCAACGATCTTGGTTGCGGAACGGTGCATCCGCTTGAACTTGTTGATGACATTGCCCTTAGCCATAGCCAACGCTCTCTGCCAAGTGGTTTCATTATCCGTGAGTTCGCCGCCGTTGAGGTAGGTGTAGAAACGACCTGTAACATTTTCCTGCAACTCGAACAGGAACTGCTCATCGGTCATACCAACCGCAACATCGTAGCCGTGTTCCTTGATCGCTTCAATGGACACGGACTTTGCGTACTTCTCGATGGTCATTTCATCGTAGGGAACTTCTACGATGGTAGCCTTAGAGAACGGAATATCCGCACCCTCGGCAACCTCGCCGTTCTGAAGCACAAGGCTTACCCTTTTGGACTTGAGGGTAACACCGGGCTGTTTGCGGATAGGACGCATAATGCCCATAATCTGACGCAGGTGTTCCCAATTCTTACCGAAGCGAGTGACAAAATCGATCTCTCTCGCCGCAACCGCAATATCGGCGGTCATAGTCATATTTTCTTTTGCCATAGTGAATTACACTCCTTTACTCAAATAATTCGATGTTTTCTGCGATAGCGGACTGTCTTTCAGCCGCATCCGCAATTTTCAGGATGTCCTCTGCGGACTTTCCCTTACCACTACCACCTGTGGGTTTGGGGGTATCTTTCAGAACTTCCTCACGGACTTTCTTTTCTACCGAGTCGAGGTGTTTCTTTTGGGCGGCGAATACCTTTTCGGTATCACCCTCTGCCATTGCTTCCGCAACTTCTCCGGCAAGAGCATCATCATAACCAAGAGCGATCAGACGAGCCTTATTCTTAGAGATAGTGGACTCCTTGAGCAAAGCATCGTACTTTGTCTGCAAGTCCTCCATCTTGTCGGCATCCTCCTTAGCCTTGCGTTCATCCTCGGACATCTTTTCACGCAACTGCTTTTTATAGTCAGCCGCTTCCGAGTTGCTCTTAGACAGAGCCGCTTTCAGCCTTTCGATTTCCGCAGAATTATCTGTCGGCAGGTCGATACCTGCAAGAGCGGCTTCAATGTCCTCGACCGACATACCCTCTTTATAGGCATCTTTCAGTAAATCCTTGATGTTCATTTCGTTACCTCCTACGATTTAAGTCTTTCCTGACTGTGTTTTCCGTTTTTAAGTCTTGTCCTGACCTTGCGTTTGATGAGTTCACTCTCATATCATCAGGCTTTCGCCTAACTCAACAAATAGGTACACCCCTCGCAATGAGGGGATGTATCGGAACACTCAGCGAAACCGTCCGCACAAATGCAATGGGCGATTTCGGTGAGTTCCGCTTTAACTTCCTCCGAAAAGAGGTCGTTCTCTGCGAGTGAGAGAAGCGTTTTACTCGCTTCACTCCTCGTCATCGGTTTCTTTGGGGTCATTTCCATCGCCGCCGTTCTCCTTAACCTGCTTAGCCATCAAAGCCGCCTGTTCTTTGGAATACTGCTCACTCACACGATAAGCATCCTCCGGGTCGTGGAACATACCGCAGTGAGCAAAGGCAAGGCGAGGATGGATTTTGGACTGACCGAGCATCTGTGTAAGCACCTGAGCCTTACTCTGAATATTCTCGTAATTTCTGCGAGTGAACTGCAATGCGATGTCTTTCAATCTCAATGCGTACATTTCATCGGACAAACCACGAGTGTCACGGATAATGCGGAGAATGAGTTTGAGGGTCTGCTGTTCAGACTCCTTAAACATCAACTCGCTATCCTTTGCTCTCGACTCAGCCATTGACCATCCATCACGGAGCAGAACTGCCGCCCCGGTATCGCTCGTGGACGAGCCACCGTTTCTATTCGGCATACCTGTGATCTCGATGATTGCAGAGTGTGCATCATCTTTCGTGATCTGAGTCTGACTCTGATTGAGTTCATTGCTCACCATATCGACATCGGCAGGTTGACCCTCGTGGGATTTAACCTTGATAGCACCGAGTTCGAGGAACTCAAGATATTCCTCTTTGGTAATGTCGCAATTTACAAACTTCATAAAAGCCTGAATAAACTGCTCGATACCATCCATACGGTTGGAAGCGATGTTGTTGATTTCATCGAGCAGATCAATTACGATCTCAAACGCACCGAGCCTTGCGGTGTTCGCCGGGTACTCGATGATCGGAATAATACCGAGTGCGTGATCTTTAGACTCCTCGACTATACCGTTCTTGATTTTCCAAAAATGATGTGCGGTATAAACGGAACAGATGGTATCGTTGTTATCGGTCGTAGAATACTTGATAGCCAAGATCGGTTTATTGCCGATTTCATTGCTATACACAACGATCGTGTCACGAGGATCAAGCGTGTACATCTCAAACGGAGCATCATCCTCGCCCTTGCGAGTGTCCGGCAGTACCAATCTATAGGCAGTTCCACAAATGGCTTGCCACTCAGCGACTTTCTTATCCTGAGTAGCCTTACTCTCGCTGAACATCATCTCGTTCAACTCGGAAATCGCCTTAGAAACGCTTTCATCGCCGTTTCTACTGACATATTGGATAGGCTCGCCGCAAAGGTAACCGACCTTAAAGGAAACGATCTCATTGGCTCTGTTTTCTACGATACGGTTGCAAATCTCAGGACGAACTTGCTTAGTGCGAGTCAAAATCGGCTGTTTACCTCTGTAGTAATCCCACAGATAATCGATCTCGCCACGATTTTTGATATGAGCGTTCATAACCTTATCGACAACCGAGCAGATATTCTCGTCAGTGAACACAACCTCATCGTGTGTGATGACAGTACGACCAAACAGATGTCTTGTTTCCATCTAAAACCCCTCCTTTGCTACAAAATAAAAAGTGCGTAATGACTTACAAGGGCGGTAGCCCAAACCGTAAATCATTACGCACAAAAATAAATTCAATTTTACACTATACATTATACCACTAAATCTGATTTCTGTCAATAGAAATTCTAAAGTTTAGAGTTAAAAATCCGAAATTTTTGCACTTTTTATCAAAAAGGTCGTGCAAATACCTCCACTTTGTTACCGACTAAGGACTGACAGAACTCGGAGAGCATTGCAAAGGCATCAGGCACATCGTCCTTTTTGTTCTTACCTGCCATAGTATAGGTGCAAAGGAAGTTCAACGCTCGTCTGTACTCCTTGTCATCTCGGATGATCGTATCGTCCTTGAACAGACAATGCTCCTTGACCCACGGAGAATTGACGATGATCTTGGTTTCCTTATTTGCGGTGGTGTACTTGGTGGTGATGTTTGTAATGCCACCCTTAGCCTTGACCTGTTCCTGTACCTTTTGAGCGACTCTGCCACCTGCCGAGTTCGACTCGAAACGGCTCATCTGCACCCGGTGTTGGAGCAATGCCATCACGATACGAGTTTCGACTACCTCAGGATTGGAGTTATCGCAGATGATGTGATCGATGTAGTAGTCCTCACCGTACTTATAAGCCACAGGCATAACCGCAAAGTCAGTACCCTTGTCTTTGGTGTCGCAGATCGAGAGGATAGCATCAGGATCTCGATCAGGCAACTCAAAATATCGTCTGAGTTGATCTTTATGGTAGAGCAATCCCTCTCGCTCGATCGGCTCATTCATATACAATGCTCTCCAACTCGCATCCTCCATAATGTTTCTCTGCTCGTGATAGAACTTTGTATTGAAACCTACACCGTAGGCATAATCG